AATTCGAACTTCGACGATCTGTTTTGTCAGGGCACACGTCGGTATAGAGAGTGATGGATGCCTGTAAAAGTAAAATGGAATGTCCATGAAATACGTGTACGTTCCTGTGTACGACAGGAGATTACCGTGTCCATTCAGGAAATACAACGTCTGTTCAATATCATCGTTCGTGCTATTCAACTGCTGATGCATGTAAATGTACTCCCCTGTGATCTTCTCGATGACCTGGCCACCGATGACCAACTCTGCGTAATCGACCATGTGTGTGAGTATCGATTTAGACCAGGAATTCGCTGTGGGATTTGGATCGGAGAGGGTCACTTTCAGTGTGAAGTTCTTGATGAGATCACCTTTATCACCGGGTACACGACACGTGAGTAAACTTCCGAAATCAGTCTTTCCGTCAAATTGACTCTCGATGTAATCGAAAGAGAACTTGGTATGTCTCTTGAATCGCATCAGGAAGTACGAAAATTGTGGTTCACCAGTGAGCCATTGGTCTTGGATTCCTGTGGTGGCGATCCTGAGTCGACCTGCCATTCCTACTCTATATGAGTAAAATTTTGCTAAATAAAACGAAACACTACAGTAGAATGAACCTTCAGTTGAAGAAATTCAAACCTGAGACGATCAGTGACGATCGGGTTTGTGTGTTTATCGGGAAGCGAAATACAGGTAAATCTACCCTCGTGAAAGATATCATGTTCCACAAGAGACACCTTCCAGCCGGGATTGTCTTGTCGGGTACAGAAGAGGGAAACCACTTTTATTCTGATTTCATCCCAGATTTGTTCATTTATGGTGACTACGATCGCGATGCCATAGAGCGGGTCATGTCTCGACAACGTAAACTCGTCGGTGAAGGACGAAATAACTGTGGCGCTTTCATGCTTTTGGATGATTGTATGTATGATAGTAAGTTTTTGAAAGATACGTGTATACGACAATGTTTCATGAATGGGAGACACTGGAAAATCTTTTTCATGTTGACGATGCAGTACGTGATGGATCTACCACCAGCCCTTCGAGCGAATGTCGACTACGTGTTCATTCTTCGTGAAAACATCATTCAGAACAGAGAGAAACTGTATAAATCTTTCTTTGGTATCTTTCCCTCTTTCGACATGTTCTGTAAGGTGATGGATGCCTGCACTGAAAACTACGAATGTCTCGTGTTGGACAATACGGTCAAGTCCAACAAGATTCAAGATTGTGTGTTTTGGTACAAGGCGTCTATACGAAAAAACTTCAGGGTCGGAAGTCCACAACTGTGGAACATGCACAAGAAGATGTACAACCCGAAACACATCACACAGGCAGACCAGGATGCTAAGAAGGCGACGAAAAAGACGAAATTGACAATCACTAAAAAGAAATAACTGCGTCACGTGTTTCATGAGAAAACATAAGCGTATTATAGTATCATGGCATCCAACGACGTCCCTACGATGAACCTTTTCGATGACGGTGAAGGTATGGTTCCTTTACAGGAGAACAACAAACCGTCTACAGCGTTTAAACAACCTGAAAAAAATATGAGTACAGATAAAGACACGATGGATTCTACTCCCATTAACGATATCATGATGGAACCCCAAATGATGGCCGAAGACCCCAGAGTGGCTCCCCAGATGCCTATGGCGCAACATCAAATGGTCCCTTCGCCCGCTCCCCAAAAGGTTGAAGTTCCTGAGAGTAAGAACCCTCTTAACCTTACCGATGATCAGCTCATCTCGCTCATCGTCGCCGTCGCTACGGGTATCGCTGTGAGCAAGCCTATCCAAGATCGTCTCGCGACCTCTATCCCCAAGTTCCTTAACGAACAAGGGGGTAGAAGTATGATTGGTCTGGCTTCGACCGGTGCGATCGCCGCCATCATTTTCTTTATCGCGAAAACCTACATTATTAAGGTTTAAGCATTCGGCTGCATCATGTTGTTGTAGATCGAGTTATCGATACCACTAAAGTAGGTGGCCAGAGCGCCTAGGGTGAAGGCACCGGCGAGTACACCACTCAATTCCAGATGCTTCTTTCGATCACTCTTATGAAAGTTCTTGACCGTATCCTTCGACCGCTTCCACCATTCGTTCACCGCGAACACGATGATGAGCGCGAAGAGGGACGACATGGCGAAGAAAGAGCGATCGACCGCAAGACGGGGGAAATCACCGACGATCGCGCGAGCGGCGTTGGGGATGACGACGGTGAGGAACACGAGGTTCATGTAGTAGTTGTCAAAGTGCTTGGGAACTTGTGTCACGGCGTAGAACACAACCCACGAAAAAATCGCTGCGACGAGATCATTGACAGGCGTTTGCATTTATAGTATTCCGAGATTTTATTTATCCTGAATGTACTGACCACAGAATTTGGTCTTGTCTGGTAATCTCGTGTAGATTCCGATCGATTCACAGATACTTCGCAGTTCGGCGTAGTTTTTCCAAAAGTTGGTCGAGTGGTCCCATTCAGGGACGGTACTATGTGCGAGTTCGTGGATGAGGACATGCATAATCTCATTCGTGTCACCATCTAGACACAGTGTGATGTCAGCACCTTTATTCACGTTGTAGCCTACTGTTCCGGACATGCGTTTGAGACCGGTGATGGGTATAGGTCGGACGAGGACAGCAAATTTTTCATTGTCCGTCTCCTTGAGGTGATTTCTGAGAATCCTGTAATTTTCCTTGACCTCCTTGAATTCCCTTGGCTCCCGGATCTGAAACAATATGAAAAGATTGATGAGGATCAATACGATAAAAGGTATCATCTGTTATATACAAAGATAAATTTACTATACAACTCTGAGATGGGATTTCCACAAAGTCCCTCCCAAAGCTGTAACTTAAATCCTAATTCTTCTAAATGTGTGATCAAGAGGTCTTTGTAAGCGACCGGCTCGGATTTTGGCCCTTCTGCGTAATATGGTGTGTCGGTGAGATGAACGAAAAGTTTCTCACCGAAACCACCGTTTCCGTGATCTTTGAGTTTGAAAAAGTTCCCCATCTCATCCTGTAACGGTGTCTTGAAGATGATCTTTTCGGAATCCGGAATGATACCGATGAGATGACCACCCGATTTAACGCGTTTCCTGATTTCATGGATTGAATCGAAGAAAAGATTTCTCGTGGCGAAGATGTAATGGAGCGAAAAGTTGAAACAGACGACATCAAACTTTCTCTTTGGACACGCGTGTATGTCCCCCTCATAGAAGTTTACTCGCATGTGCATATTCTTTGCTCGTGATTTAGCCTCTACGAGCGCCTCTGGCTCAGGATCACACATGTTTATGTTTACACCACACTTGTGCCACTTCTGAAGATCACCACCGAATCCACAGCCAACATCCAAAATGTGCTGACCTTCACGAGCCACGGACTGAATCAGAGCCCGTTTGGCGTCGTTATGGTTCTTACGAATCTCTTCCATGTTCCTTACATGACACAAATCTTTAACGCTACTTAGGGCTTAAAGTTTAAAGGAGTAAAAGAGATATAATGTCTCTCGAAACCGACTACACTACCGTTCCCGGACAGGTTTTCGCGTGTCTCTCGATCATCGGTCCTGAGGCGCCCCAGAAGAATGATAAGTTTGGTATCAAGATTCGTGGTGCTTTCGCGACTCGTGATGAGGCGGCGAACCACGCGAAGCGCCTGCAAAAGGAAGATCCCACGTTTGACATCTACGTCGTCGATCTTTACAAGTGGCTTTTGATTCCTCCTGACCCTACGAAGATTGAGGATGTGCACTACACGAACGATAAGCTCGAGGAGATCATGACTGGTTACAAGGAGAATCAGGCCCAGGCGGCGCGCATGTTTAACGAGCGTAAGCAGGCGATGATGGATACCAAGGTTCTCCCCACACCCGGTGACGAAAACTCTCAGTTTTACACCAAGCCCGATGAGGCGCCCATCTCTCACCCCGCTGAGGTTCTCGAGCGTCTCAAGAAGGAGAAGCCGGACGCGAACATGGAGGATCTTGTCAAGGAGGCGGATGCCATCGTCGCGAAGGAGGTTGAGGAAAGGCGGAAGAAGCGTGAGGAGGATGCGAAGCTCGGTGACATCAAGGAGGAGGAAGAATAATTTTCACATACAATAACAAATGATGGACATACTCGTGACGGCGATTATCGTCAGTGCCGTCTTTATTTTGTTCTTTATCGAGGGAAGTAAAAAAAAGAAAAAGGTTCAGAAAAAACCAGAAGCGAGTACGACTGCTGGTTTTGTCGAAGATACGTATAGGGATCCGTTCATTAATCATTTCATTCCTCCGAAGGTTGGAAACATAGGGAAGTTTGTGCCATTCTCAAGCGTACCTGAGGATAACTGGTTGCATGGTTTTCCCCATAAAAAAGCCGAGTAAAAAAACGGCGAACGCGATGATCCACGTAGACTTGTCTACGTTTTTAAAAAGATCGAAACCCTCTTTTTCTTGGTGATACTGTGGCGGAGGTTGATGAAAATAGTACTCCTCTTCATGAGGCTTCTCATTACTTTCATCTTTCTCATCCGGAACATTCTCGAGTACAGGGTTGTATTCAATGGGATTACCGATATCCGTTTCCATTTTCTAATATAGATTCTGTTTTTTTTAAGCGTCTTCTTCCTCACTTTCACTCTCGTCATCGACTACAAAATCCTTGAGGTTACCGTTTTCGTCCGCGTCATCGTCGTCTTCCTCCTCTGTCGAATACTCTTCCTCATCGTCTGTGTCAATCCCCGAATCGATGTCAGTGTCATGTTCGTCGGTCGCGTAATCATCTTCAAGAACCGTCTCTGTTGGCTGAAACAGCACAGGTTTCTTTATCTGTCTTCCGGAACGTGTACGAGTCGCTACGACCATTTAATAATAGTACGTATTATTGTTTAAGTAGTTTTACGAGGCGAGAGTCCACGAGTGTATGTGTTCTCGCCTTATTCTTCTTTCCTTTGCAAAGCGGACAGTGTTGTGTGATTTTATTCCCACTGATGACATACGACATGACTGAATCCGGGTGATTTCCCTTGATGGATTCGCAATACGAAGAGGTTGTGAGAGCGACGTGATTTGTCTTGTCTCGCCTGATGTTTACGATAGACGTGTTCTCCTGCCCGGGCATAAATCTCTTGATGAATGCTTCGACGAGCGGTTTCGCTTCCGTCTGCTTAAATTGTGGCTTCTCTACAAACTTTTTGATTTCCGGACACTTTTGAAGTTCTTCTTTTTTAGGGTACAGTCGGTCTATGATTGGTCGTGGAAGCTCGTGTCGTCGCCCACAAAAGTCTTTACAGAATCCGTCTCGACGTCCGCGAAGCGTTTCACATTTACAGAAACACTTTTGAAGAATCAACTTTCCACTGATGATGAACCATACATGGTTCGAGTTATGACCTCGTTTTAGATTTTCACAGTAATTGGAGTTTGTGGCGGCGAGAAACATGTTCTTGTGTTTGAAAAGCTTGGTGATGTAGGCATCCGATTGTCCCTCGAGATTCTTACGGACGAACGCTTCGATGTCGGATTTGAGTTGTTCATCCTGGAGTTCATCCTTCGTCTCTTCTTCTGTGAACGACCCCTCACGAACGGGTGTGGATGGTGGTTGTATGAAGGCGTTCTGGGGAGCATCCGTTCGAATGGCGGACATCTTCAAGAGTTCAACATCCGGTTTCGGGTCGACACGTATGATCGTACTCAGGGGTTCGGGTGTGTACATGAACACGGGAAGGTACGCGAGCTGATTCACTTTCCCCTTTTCACACTGGGTACACCCTTCACCGTTACATGCTTCGTGTTTGGCTCTCTTGTAGGACCACGGCATACGAAAACCACTCCCTTTCGTCTTTCTTCGAAGGTCGCCGTACACCGCCGAATCGATGATATCGTTCCAATCGACGGAACGTTTCGCCG